ATGGCAGGTCTTGAAACGTAGCTTTGTAGTAATTCGCGTTCTGTCATTTTTATTGCCTCATTCAGCTACCCAATTTGACTGTGCTTTGAGACCAGGTGTAAATACTGTTTGCGTAATTGCAACCAGGGATACAGTGGCTGCTAAGCGTTTAACAAAATTAGGGCAGAGAATCATCGTGATAAAGCAACAACACTGGCTCCCGTGAATCAAAGATTCTTGTCCAGCAGGCTGGTCTTACATGCTACGCAATGCCAAGATATTATTCTTTTGCTTGATTAAGTAATGCCTGGAATTTTTTCCGCATTTCTGCATCAACTTCTAGCCCGCCTGCACCGTAAGTAGGTTGCATGTTGACAGTAGAAGGAAGGCCTTGCGGTGCACCTAAACCAGGAGGTGGGGTTGGAATCATTTGTGATTGCATTTGATAACCCATTCCTTGACGTGCTGCATTACCTGCATCTTGGCCAATCAAGGTTTGTTGAATGACATCGTATCCTGCCTGACCAGGTTTTACAGCACGTGCAAGTGTTGGATTAGCTTTTGCCCACATCTGCATACCGATATCTTCTGCCGATTGAACTTGTGCAGGTGTTGCGCCAGGTGCAACAGCAAGTTCACGTGCATCAGCGTAACGTTTTAGTTCAGGATCCTGTGCGGTCAACTGAGCAACACGTGATGCTTCTTGCATGTAAGCACGATCTTGTGCACTACCTGGGATGTAACGACCATACATGCCGGTTTCTTGTGCACTACCTGGTGCTGCTACATCAGGTGATGCCTGGCCTCTATTGAAACGCAAACCTCGGCCTTGTCCCCCTCTTGCTCCACGGGGAGAAGCTTGTTCAGCAGCAGTTTTTTTACCTGGCGTTGAATCGAGATAATCACGACCTTGCAAAAGATTGCCTATGCCAGTACTTAACCTTTGGACACTTGTAATGATATTATCCTGAGGATTTAATACTTTTTTTGAAGTTTCATAAATTCCGTATCCAGTTCCAAGGGGACCAAGGACTTTTGCTGCTGGTCCTGCAAAACGACTTAATGAACCAACGGCATTAATTGCATCATCTGCAAGATTTACGGCAGCTCGTCCTAAATTAGCTCCGGTTGCAGAAACCTTAGGAGTAAGTTTATTGGCAACTTGTTGAGCGCCGCCTGTCCATCCAAATTGTCTGCGTAGTGCAGGATCAAACTGAAGGGGGCTACCAGGGATTTGAGTAGCTGGTCCTTGCGACAAAACTGTGCTGGCTGCAGAAGGAGTTCCAATTCCAGGGGCACGTAACATGCCGCCGGGTCCTGCAGAGCTAATAGGAGGTTGGTTAGGAGGTTGTATAGAAGCGCGTGTGAGTGTATTTTTGGCAGCAGTCCTAGCGGCTTCTTTTGCAGCGCCTGGGGGCATTTGGTTAATCTGATCTAGTGTATTTAGATAACTAGTAGGTAAACCACCCCAATTAACATTACCTGGCACTGCACGTGAAAGCACATTGCCTGCAGCTTCTTGAAGAAAACGGTAATTACGAGGATCGGCGACACCTGATTGCCGAACAAAATTAGCTAAAAAGTTTTCCATTACCTCCAATTCTCCATTAAATACATGCGGGAGCCAACGGCGGTGTCGGCAGGACCAGGTAATGCCTGGATAAATTCAGCACCAGATCTTTCATAACGATATCTGGCTTGGAACGGATCTTTGTAGTTTGGTACGTAAAGAATTTGTGCCAAACGATTGGTTTCGTAGAGATAAATCTCGTCCCAAACCTTTAAAGCTTCCTTTGCATTGCTAGATCTAATCGTACGATCAACGTCACCAGCAATACTTTCCAAACGGGTGGAAGGTGAGGTTGCAACTTCTGTTTTCTTTTCAGCCGTATCACAACGACCAATTTGAATAGCTACCTTATCGTAAAAATACGAATCAGGAATTGTATTCATTGCTTCTTCCAGCCTGGCATAATCACCTGCTGGCACGGAAACCGTGAAGTAGCCCAGGTGATACCGGACTCTACTCTTATCAAAATCAGATAGCTGCACCGTTTATTTCCGTTTGTTTTTTATTATAAATGCACTGAATTAAAAGAATTTCCAAGATAAAACCCCTGGTTGCCCAGGGGATAAAATCCTTAAACTCTGATTAAATCAGCTGCAAGAACTGCGTCCCAATCAACCCTTTTAATCTGTTTTAACTGTTCGAGATTATTAAACCTTTCACCCGATAAGGACATCTGAAGATCTTTAATCTCTCTAGCTGTTTTAAGTCCAATACCTTTAATATGATCAGCGATCATTTGAGGTGTTGCACCATTAATATTTAACCGATTATCAGGGGGAAAAGTGCGAGGTTCTTCTTTTGCTGCTTTATCTTTTACCTGAAGAGTTTTAACAGTTTTTGTTGCAGCCTCATCAGGTGTAATTTCAGTTTTATAAGCAGTGAAAAGGCGACCATCCTGATCTTCGACCATGAACCAATCGCCATTATCCCATTCGCTTACAACCTTGACACGTGCACCTGTTTTTTTGTGCTGATAAAGCATCGAAGGAGTAGTTGTCATAAGACCAGTAATTTACTGGTCTTAGTTTAACTTATCTCTTTAATTACGGGGAGACAACACGGCCAAGCAGGTAGCCGTCGATGTCTTCGTAACCAGGAGCAACATCAGGTTGGATGTAGCACACTTCAACGATCAGATAACCAGTGCGGCCAGCAGTGGAATCAGCGCTGGAGATGTACCAACCGCCGCCTGCAGTGGTGCCGGTCAGGGTAGTACGGGACTGAACGTTGTAAGTAGTAGCGGCAGTCACTTCGCGGTAAACCTTACCTGCGCTATTACCAGCAGCACCGGTAGCAGTCAGGAGAGGAACAGCGCTGTAAGCAGCGGAACCACCAGCGAAATAAATCTCACCGGGCTGGCTGCCAGAGGTGGTGGACTGCAGGTTTGCTTGGGAAACAGCTGCGCCAACACCTGCGTTGGATTCCAGGCCAGGACCGAAGGTAATGATGTTACCGGTTGCGGCATACACACCAGAAGCAACACGGCCATCACCCCAGCCAGAAGCAACGGAAACAGTTGCGCGATACACATAGGCAGGAAGGGTGCTGCTGCCGGAGATCACCATACCGGTGATGTCAGTGCGGGTATCGTCATTCCGATAAGGGGAAGGAACGATGACACTGCCGGAGGAAACAGCACCGCCACCAGAAGTGTTGGTGACAGGAACGTAACCACGCTGCTGGAAGTAACGGTAGCCAGGAGTTGCCAGCACGCAAGTGGGGCCACCCTTGGAGTTATTGTTGCTGCCGTCATCGTTGGTATCAATGTTCTTGTACCAACCGTTGAGGGGCTCTGCCCAGTTACCTGGGTAGATTTTCTTAGCGGACAAATAGGTCATTTATCTTTTCCAGTAATTTAAATGTATGGATTAATTATCAGACGGTACCATCGTCTTGGATGAAGCTGAATGCGGTGGTAACGAAGTCCTTGTTCAGGATTTCAAAACCAGCATACAGTTGCCAGATCAGGATGATGAAGCGGCTGAAGTCGTCGTTGTTGTTGATGAGCACCTGAGCGTTCGGGCCGCCGATACCAACACCAATCGACTGAGGACCAAAGAAGTAACCTTGGGCAACTTCCTGGGAAGTGTAGGTGGAACCAGCATCGAACGAAGCGTTGACGTTCTTGATGGGGAAGTTGGTCGATTCGAAGAACTTCACACCTTCAAACTGAACACCAGTAGGCATCACCGGCTCACCGGCAAGGAAGTAACCTTGACCAGCCTGGGGACCCATGTAGAAGCTGGCGTTGTTAGGCATCATGGGATTACCCATGTACATGCCTTGGCCAGGGGTACCAGCGTAACGAGCGATCTCACGGAAGTCAGGATCACGACGCAGATGCATCATGAAGACGGGATCGCAAATGCAACGATACAGACCATCAGCGAAGGTAGGAACGTTACGCTTACGCAGATCCTTAACAACGGTCAGAAGGTCAGTACGCACCTGGAACTGCTGAGTTTGGCTTTGGTACTCAGCAAGGCTATAGGTGATTTGACCGGAAGCATTCTTTTCCTTAGCACCAGCGAAGTAGTAACCGCCTTGTGTGGTGGAGGCAGCACCGTTTGCTTCTGCTTTGGCAAGTTCATCAATGAACACACGATCACGCCACCGGCGATAATCATCGAGCAGAGTCAGCGAACCAATGCTCTGGTGGAACATGTTCAGGTTACCGGTATCCAGCAGCAGACGCTGGGCGGTAATCAGGGTTTCACGAGCAATTTTGAAGGTGCTGGGCTGAGTGGGATCACCCGGATCAGCAGGGCCAGTGTATTCTTTCAGAACAACAAGCACCTTTTCCTTGGTGATGTTGCGGCTATTGGCAGTACCAATGGTCTGATCAGAGATACGCTCGCGGCTATCCTTCGTACCAGGGGTACCCCAGAACTTATAGCGATCTAACTGAACGGTTTGACCGGGCTGACGAGTGAAGTCGTGGACAACCACGGGCTCCACAGCCATCTCGGTAACATAAGCAGGGTGAGGACGATAAAGTTCCGCACCTAAAATCTTTGGAAAATCGTTCTCCTGGTCTCTAGTTTCTTAGAGGGGTGGACTATCTCTTCATCCCTGTGGGATGCCGGACGCTGAATCTGGTATTACGTAACAAGATCGTGTTACCCCCAGTAGTCTCTGCACCTTCCAATCACGTTCTTGATTGGCTTGGCTCAGGATTACCCTCGTCTTTACGTTAGGGCTTCCCTGAATTCATCCGGTTTGCACTCATCAATTGCTTGGTGAGGTGACAACGTTGAGCGTTCAGTTGAGGCGTGCTACAGTCTGGAAACCTGTTTATAAACAACATGAATCCAAAACTTGTTCCAGGATTTGGTAATCTTTACTTAACGGAAGAAGGGAAAGCTTTTGAAAAACAACTTGATCCCGATAATCAAGAATATTTTCTAGAGATTCCTATTAGTTCCACCAGTGTTTACGACCGTATTTCAGTTCTTGTAGATGGAAAGAGAAAAAGATTTCATCTTCACGTCTTGATGGCAATTGCTTTTTTAGGATTAGATCTGCGTTCTCATGGAACCAGTAACTTTTCCCTACAGATTGATCACAAAGATAACAACAAGAGAAATAATCAACTTGCTAATCTTGAGATCGTTACCAAACAAGAAAATTTAACAAGAGCCTGGGAAAACGGTTGTTACAAAAACAATGGTTTTGCCAGTAAAGGAAAGCCGAAGAAATCTTTGAGAAAATTTTCTTCGGATGACGTGAAACAAATTAAATCTTTAAAAGAAGCAGGTCTTTCTTATAGAAAAATTGCTGAAAAATTTAACTGTAATCACGGAGCTATTTACCAAATCTTGAAGGGACATACCTACCAGGATCTGAACTAGCTATCAATGAACACTTTAGTTTATCCTCCAGTGTCAGTGTTTTTATCGGGTGAAAGATAAAGACACATGTGTCTTATCTAAAACAAATTCTAGCAGGTAATAAGCTTTAAGCTTACATATACTGCATAGTAGGTGCTTTATAGCGTGCACCAGGGGAGTTGCTAGATCCGTAGGATTCAGGATCAATAGCCATTCCTTGTTGGAATCCAGGGACACCCAGTGATTCAGGGATTGCACCAAGCGCTAAACCTCCTAGTCCAGCAGCAGCCGCAGATGCTGGCACTAAACCAGCTGCAAGTCCCTTAGCAACATTCTGCTGAACAGCTTGGCTTGGGAAAGGAAGTGCAGCTGAAACTCCAGCTAAAGGATCACCAAATAAACGAGCATCTACTGCAGAAACTGCATCAGCTCCAATATTTGCAGCTTTGCGACGCAAGCTATCTTGTGGAAGATCGCGTGCCACGTCACCAATCTTGTTCCCAAGACGAGTAACTTGTTTTTGCGCCGCTGCAACTAAAGCAGGGTTGTACTTACCTGCAAGTGCACGGGCTCCTAATAGTCCTGCTGCGCCGCCCAAAGCACCAGTACCTGCAGCAAGTGCAGCAGATCCTGGATCTTCATTCTGAGAAAGGGCATACCCGCCGGTCAGCAAACCAGCTGCAGCGGGTACACCGTATCTATAAGCGCCACGCATGGAATCACTCCATTACAAACAGCTTGTTGGAAACCACTTGAGGCTGAGCGTTATTCAGGAGACGCCATGCCTGGCTGGGATCCACATCCATTTGTTGCTTAAAGCTGCCCCAGAAGTTTTCAGGTTGCTGAGGAGCTGCTGCGGTAGGAGGAGCAGGGAATTGACCCAGGGCAGAATCAATCGGTGCAGTGGGATAACCACGGGTTTCCAATTGAGCCTCATCCTCATACACAGGATAGGGACCCTCAGGACCAAAGAACTTCAGCGTGTAATCGCTAAGTACATCGGGATTGGTCAGGATCTCGTTGTATGCCAGGTTCTCCTGGTGCTCATTAACACTGAATTCGGCATAGCCATTCAGCAGTTCTTGTGCTTTGCCACCCCAGGCAACAGCACTATCCAGCATATCTTCCAGCTGGAGAGCATAATTATTTAGAATTGCGGGAGCTTCTGTTCCGTACGCGCTTACCACGTTCCGGCTTTCCGGGCTCCAATCCAGGAGATCCGCTACGTCCTCCAATGATTGAATCGAGGAAGTTTGGGAAGAGTTGGGCGAGTAGGCCTGGTTGGGTAATGAGGTCTGCGGAGCCGATTGTTGCGTACCCAGGTTGCTGGGAAGCTGGCCGTAGTTGGCTGGACTGTATTGCGTCGTCTGAGACGGTTGACCCTGGAACGGGGATTGAACTGGTGCGCTCAGCAGATTCACCACCTTGTTGAACGCCGATTCCCATGGGTTGCCCTGGGCTTCCGGTTGGGATTGGGGGGCGTACTGCGTAGGGGCTGATTGGTAGCTGGGGGCTGCCTGTGGTACCGCCTGAGGGTAACTGGTACCCACCTGATACTGGACTGGTGCTGCCACTGGAGCTTGCGCCGGAGCCGGAGCCACGTAGCTGCTCGGAGCCACCGCTGCCGGAACTTGGCTCGTCTGTGGGATCGATTGGACGGTAGCGTCCTGCATAACTCATCTCCTTTTGTAA